GCCTAGCCCTGCGTTTAGAAGCTACAGACCGCAGGGCTAGAAACGTGCTTTTGATGACCGAATATAACTGGTAAGTTCGGCGCTTCCAAGGCTGACAATCAGACTATTTCAGGTGCGTTTTCAAGCACCGGCTACTTGAATGGGGCTGCTGGCAGTCAAAGCTCTGCGCACCAATTCTCTTTTAGTGCTTCGTCGTCAGATTCAACTTTTGGACGATCTTCTGGTGTTCAACCGCCTGCGATGGCGCTTCTGCCATGCGTTAAATTTTGATGCATGGCAACAAAGCCATTGCGGGGGGCTGAACGGTAGAAGAAGAGCCGTAAGTTGATGAAGCTCTGGAAGCGTTATATCGAAGCCAGTAAACCATATTACCGGTAGCTCCTGTGCGGCTGTTATCTGCAAGATCTCCTCTGTAGATAAAGCCTCCGTCACCATCTTGATAGTAGATAAGTGCACCACCATTTCCGCTGATATTCGGTCATCAAAAGCACGTTTCTAGCCCTGCGGTCTGTAGCTTCTAAACGCAGGGCTAGGCACATGTCATATTGGGTGATTAGATCAGATCTTGTCCCGCTCGGGTTCAAGGATTCCATCGAGCATATCGGCTTCTCGGGCACAGCGCTTGATGAAGGTACTCCAGCGCGTCATAACTAGAACGCGTGCTGTGAGAAAGTCGCTTCTTTGGTAGGCCCGCGATACAGAAGAGCCAGCAACATGTGAAAGGCATGCTTCAGCGACTTCAAAAGAAATCTCTTGATCTGCCATCCACGATCGTGCCATCGAACGTAGACCGTGGGCCACGAGCTTCCCGGAGAGTTGCGTTGAATGCAGATACTTAGCAAGCGTTTGAGTGCTGATATGTTTGCCCGCTTGTTTGGCAGCGAAGATGACATCTCCTCTGGGATGGGGAGAAAGGCGTAGCTCAGCTTCGAGGAGTTGCTTCATGAAGACAGTGAGCGGAACACGGTGCATACGCCCCATTTTCATCTCTTTGGCGGGGATCGTGAGGATGTCGCCATCAATCCATGAACGCTTGAGCTTTGCGTTTTCCCCAGGACGCAGCATTGAACAGGTCGAGAAAAGGAAAAGAATTCGCATACGTACGGGAGCGGATTTCATCACCTGCATGATGTTTGGTAGTTCATGCCACTCCGGTGCCGGCATGGGCGTAACAACGGGAGCTGCAAAGACACGGCTCAAACGCTCGCAAGGATTGTGATGGATGTAGCCCGCACACACGGCGAGGTCAAGTATTTCATGTGTTCGCATGAGAACGCGCTTCAGTGTTGCTTGATGCCCCTCTGCCTCGATGTGCTTAACGGTTGTAATGACGAGTGGTGCAGAGATTTCGTCAATCTGGCGTCTTCCGAGGGGTTTGATGAGATAGCGCTCCAATCGTCGACGTTCGTCGGCGTAACTCACGATGCGGCCTTTCTTTAGACCACACCAAAGTTTGAAGGCGTCATTTAAGACATAGCCTCTCGGTGGTTCAAGACCAAGTGTTTTTCGTCGCCTGCGAGCTTCCTGTCGAGCTTGCATCAAGCTGATTTCTGGCCATCGACCGAGTGCGATGTCTGTCACGCGGCCTGAATATGAGATGCGCAGGTACCAACTTTTAACGCCAGAAGGATAGATACGCAAACACAAACCGTGGCCGTCAGCCACAGCGAATCGTTTTTCACGCGGCTTTAAGGCCGCAATTTTTTTTGAAGATAAGGAGGAGCGCATTCATGCCATCCAATCATTTGCTCAAAGACCTCCCTTTTGTAGACGAGGACGGCTATTTTGAAGGCGTCTGCTCGGTGCAGATGGGAGGCGGGATCAGCCTCCCAGCCAATGTTGCAGAAGCTGCCGTGCCCGAAGACACGGAACATTTCTTTTACAAGTTAAACGCGACGCGTGACGGTTTTGATGCAGAAAAGAAGCCGACGACTGCCGCCGAGTGTGTTGCGTGTGGTGTTATCTCGCATGAATCGCAGACGGCTCACTGCAGTGAGTTGCGCGAACTTTTCCAGAAACTGACCGAAGGATCGAGTGAGTACCACGTTGTGAGAGGTGACAACCTTTCTTGGAGGGTCGAGAAAATTCCCGAAAAGACGTTCGAAGATGCCAAAGCTGAAAAAACAGCTCAACTCGATTCGACGTTTACAACTTGGTATGCCGATGGCGCAACGCTTGTAAGTTCACTCGGCTTTGAAGTTGACAGCGATAGCCGTGCGATGCAAGACGTTACCGGTCTCATCGTAGCGGCAGAAGCCAGTACTACGTTCGCCGAGACTGGTCTGCTCTTTATGGATGCCAACAATGAAGCTCACAAAGTAACGCTCTCAGATCTCAAGACACTTCAGCTCGAAATCATTGCGGCCGGTACCGCTGCTTATCAGGAGAAGTGGAAGCTGCGCGATGCTATCAACGCCGCAACGTCGAAAGATGAGCTTGAAGCTATCGAAATCAAGTTTCATCCCGTCGACTTTTCTGTGAGCGAATGATGTGGCGGCGCTTGAAGCAAGTACTCATCGCTATCGATCAACTGCTGAACGCGTTGCTTGGTGGATATGCCGATGAATCGTTATCAAGTCGTGCATATCGATTGTCTCAAGAGGGTTTTACGTGGCCGAAAACGTTTATTGACACACTACTTTGGTTCGATGAAGACCATTGCTATGAAAGTTATTTGGCAGAAATACATCGACGTCAACTTCCGCCAAGTATGAGGGGGGAGAGATGACTGTGAAGCTCGATTTTCACATCGATCAGGGCACCGACTGTCGGTGCCCTTTGTGTTTTTTGGACGACTACTCAGAACTCGATTTGACTGGGTGCACAGCGCGCATGGAGGTGCGTCCATCTGCATCAAGTGAGAGAGTGGTCGATTTGCTCACAACCGAGAACGGGCGCATCACTATCCGCGGATCATCTCTCATAGTGTACTGGCCGCATGCCGTAACTGAAGCCCATCCTGAAGGCACTTGGGTTTACGACCTCGAGCTCGTTACGTCTGGCGGTGAGGTGACTCGAGTACTCTGCGGCCGCTTAATTGTCTCGAAGGAGGTGACCAGATGGCCTTATCCGGAAACTGCATGATCCCCCCGCTAGGGGAGTGCTGCCAGCCAAATTTTGGTCGTCGAATCGTTCGTGTAAGTGTTCCCGGCCTCCAAGGCCCCCCAGGCCAAAAAGGGTCTCAAGGTTTTTCTTGTCGCTTCTGCAGTTCCCTCGACCCGGAGCAGACAGCGTCGCTCACAAATCTACAACCTGCGGTCGGAGCCCAAGCGGGCGATCAGGTTGTCAACTCATCGGGGCAACTTTTTCTCATTACCGCCGTCTCGGAGTCGACTTTCACCGTCGGTGAAGTTGTCGGCACAGTAGGTGTGCAGATTGATGATGAAAGGGATGGTCCCGACACAACGTGGTCTGGTGCGAAGCTTGCGGCGCATTTCGGTGAACCTCACGACTTTGTCCAGACTTTTGAAGCTGCTCTATCCGAGTCAAACTTTATGGAGAAAATAAACAATGGCTGATGAAGTTAAGTCAATTGACACGCGTACAAACGAGGGCTTTGCCCGGGTTGGTGCGGAGTTTAAGTCTGTCCGCGCCGAAATCGTAGCAGGCGGTCAGGCAACGTCTGCCGATAAGGTTTCGTACGGTGATAAGACCGTACAGCAAGCGCTCGACGATCTGAACTACAAAGCGATCGCGATTAATTCGTTCACTAATGACGTTGGTACCGTCGAAATGGGCTCGACAGTCACTGACGTGACGCTGAGCTACAGCTTCAACAAGACGGCAAAGAGCCTCACACTTGATGGCACTGCAATTGATGTTGCTTCTACGAAGCAAGTGCTTACTGGGCTGACGATCACTGCGAACAAGACTTACACCTTGACCGCCACCGACGATCGAGACGCTAAAGCCACTAAGACCACGTCAATCAGCTTTCTCAATGGCTGCTACTACGGTGTGGGCACAGTTGACGTTGATGGCGCTGATAAAGCATTCGTCGCAGGCCTTACGAAGGTACTTTCGGGCTCACGTGCCCGCACGATCGATGTCACAGCTGGAGAAGGTGAGTTTATCTACTACGCCATTCCTCATCGTCTCGGCACGCCATCGTTTACGGTTGGTGGGTTTGAAGGTGGTTTTAGTCTGCTTAAGACCTTCGACTACGAAAATCCGGCAGGCTATACCGAGTCCTACGACGTCTACAAGTCGACGAATGCGAATCTTGGCGCAACGAAGGTTGTCATTGCTTAATTAAATTGAAGGGGGATCTTTAAAAATGGCAGTCTATCTCATCGACAAAATCAAACCGAAAAACAACGGCACATTCGGCATGGCTGATACTGTCGACATCGATCATTCCGATGGGCGGCGGTTGGATGTCGTTTTGGACGAAATTGCTGAAAAAGCAGACGGCGGCGGAACAGCAGTGACGGCGCTCACGAAGCGGGTCGAAACAGCAGAAGGTAAGATCGCTGCAGCTGAAAATGCACTAGCGAAGAAAGTTGAGATCAACGACGCGGATACCTCTGCGACGGCAACATACTCAAGTACAAAGATTGAAGACGCGATCACGGCTGCGAAGCAGGCCGTAAAGGACGAGTTGCTCGATGGCGCGGGTGATAAGTTCGATACTCTGAAAGAACTTCAAGACGCAATCACAACTAATAAAGATGCAATTACTGCGCTCAATGAGGTGGCTGGCGCTCACATCCGCTACGATCAAGCTCAGACAATCACAGACGCTCAGAAGAAGCAAGCACGCGATAACGTCGGCGCTGCCTCCGATAGTGACTTGGTGACCGGTCTTGCTTCGAAGCTTGATGCTACAGTGCTTAAGGCGCCTGCTGCAGAAGGTGAAAAGGTCGCACTTTCGTCGCTGACGGCGGAAGGTGAGTACATCGTTACCTCGCCCACCGAACGCCCGACGAATTTCAGCGCTGATCCGCTTCTTGTGAGCGTTCGACGTAAAGGTTCTGTTATCGTCCAGCTCGTCGGTGGTATAGATGACAGTCGGTATCAGCTGTACGGCCGAATTGGCACGATCACTGCCGCGGCTGGTGATACGCCGGAATCGATTACGTGGACTGACTTTTCTGAAATTGGCGCCCAGCCCGATCTCTCGGGATACGCCACGAAGACAGAGCTCAACACCGTCCAGTCGACTGCTGATGCTGCACAGACAGCTGCTGCGACCAACGCATCGACAATCGCAAGCGTGAAGACAACTGTTGATGGTCACACGTCAAAACTCTCAACTATCGAAAATCAGGTCGACACGAACACAGCAGCAATCCAGGCGAATGCTTCAGACATTTCGACGCTTAGGACTGCTCTTGGAGCTTCGACTGATTTTGTTGCGACCTTTGAGGCTGCATTGAAGTAGGAGTTGTAATGACAGACGCCGCATACGATGCCGGGGATCTGCTCGTCAAAGCGGCGGCCTTTATGGCTGCCGCACGGGCGCTCGGCTCGACTTCTGAAGAAATCAATCTAGCAGTCGAGCGCATCGCAGCTGAGTTCAAGACAGTGCGATCAGAGATCTCATCTGGCTCTAACTATGCAGATCGCATAAATGCTTTGGAAACTGCGGTCACGGAGCTCACTCAAAATCAAGCGCAGATTGCAAACGCATTAGCCAAACTCGGCGGGCAGACGCAGCCCTTTTTACACGAGCCC